ACTGCCCACATCTTCCAGCCGTAGCAAAATGATCCGACGCGCCTGCCTCTCATGCAATGCCTTGACCGATAACGGTTCGCGATGCAAGAGATGTCAGTCCGTGATCGACAGCCGCAGACAGCAATACAAAAACCGCGACCATTACAAAGGCAACTATTCGCGGCGCGCAGCTGCAGTTCGAGCCGCCGCTGAAATCTGTTGGATTTGTGGCGAACCAGCCAAACCAAACGATCCGTGGACAGCAGATCACGTAGTTGCTGGCGATCCGAATAGCCTGTTACTCGCGGCGCATAGATCATGCAATAGCCGTAGAGGTAACCGTGGCAGGCCGTAGACCGAAACCGATCGAACAAAAGATCAGACTGGGCAATCCAGGTAAGCGCGCGCTTCCTAAGATAGAAACCGTGCCTACCATCCAGCCAGCGGAAATCCCCGAACCGCACCGACCGCTACTTGGCACAGATGAACAGCCGGGTCCAGGTCGGCAGATGTGGCAGATGATTTGGCATTCAGGATGCGGATGGCTTCGCCGCGATACCGACATCGAACTCGTCATGCTGGTTTGCGAGCAGGCTGATGAACGTGCGGCGTTGCGAACAAAACTATTCCGCGATGGCGACTGGCGCGACCGATCACAACTCCGACTATTGGAAAAGTTGATCGCGCAGAACCTTTCTCTACTAGGCTTCTCACCGACAGACAGAGCAAGACTGGGAATGAACAATGTGTCCAGCGACCAACTCCAAGACTTCCGAAACCGCGTCGCCCAAAGGCGCGCTCTCGCCTAAGAAAACGTGGGCACCGACCTACTACACCAAGCGGATCGGCAAATCTAGCGACGGATCGGATGTCATCGACTTCGCGCACGAATGGCTCGTAGTCACAAAGGGCGTTCGAGCAGGACAGCCCCTTGACTTCACGGATTGGCAACGCTGGCTAATCGACTCGCTTCTCGAACGCGACCGCAACGGCAGGCTTCGCTACCGCCGCGCGCTCGTCGGGCTTCCCCGTAAGCAAGGCAAATCGCTGATGGGTTCATCGCTCGCTCTGTACGGTCTACTGGCTGGCGAAGCAGGCGCGGAAGTGTATTCGGCGGCAGGCGACCGAAAGCAGGCGCGCATCGTGTTCAACGAGGCTCGCGAACAGGTCATGAAATCGCCAGTCCTCTCCAACTACTGCAAGGTATACCGAGATGTTATTGAAGTGCCTGCGTATGGGGCGATCTACCGCGCCCTCTCAGCTGATGCCAAACTGCAAGCAGGCTTGAACCCGAGCATGGTGATCTTCGACGAACTGTGGGTTCAGCGCACCGAAGATTTGTGGGATCAGTTGACGCTGGGTTCGGGCGCGCGTGTCGATCCACTCGTCGTCGCCATTACAACAGCAGGTTATGACCTGAATACGTTGTGCGGCAGAATGTACGAGTACGGGAAGCGATGCGCCGCTGGCGAGCAAGACGATAAACAGTTCGGATTCTTTTGGTGGGAAGCCCCACCCGACTGCGACATCGCCGATGAAAAAGTGTGGCGCACCTCTAACCCCAACATCACCGAAAAACTGTTGGACATCGAGGAGATGCGATCTGCAGTCAAGCAGTCATCCGAAGCATCGTTCCGCAGGTTCCGCCTCAACCAATGGGTCCGCAGTTCGCAATCATGGCTACCTGCAGGCGCATGGGAACGACTTGTCGGCGAAGTCAACCTAGACCCAACTGCTGAGACCTATGTTGGGATCGACATGGCACTTAAACACGACTCAATCGCAGTCGTAATGGCTCAACCGCAGGATGACATGATCGCAGTCCACGCAAAGATTTGGGACACCCAACAGATGGCTGTCGATGTCTCAATGATCGAAGATTACTTGCGGCAGATCCACCGCCAATACCGCATCATGGAGTTCGCTTATGACCCAGCGTATTTCCAGCGATCGGCTGAAGCCCTATCCGATGACGGACTCAACATGGTCGAATACCCCCAAACAGGTTCTCGAATGGTGCCAGCCTGCGGCAACGCCTACGAACTCATCACCAACGCCAAGATCATCCATGACGGTTCCCCCACTTTTACAGACCAAGTGCTATCCGCAGAACAGCGCATGACCGACAACGGCTGGCGACTCTCGAAGGGCAGGAGCCGCCGCAAAATCGACGCCTGCATCGCAATGGTCATGGCACTCGATCGCGCAACTAAACGACCTGATAGCAATGTCCCATCTATAATCAACATTTGGTAACCCAATGACCGACAAACAACCTGCAACTAAAAAGTACCTTCGTCGCGAAATAACAATGCCAACTATCGAAGCGGTTGGCGCGGCACTACTCGCCATCGGTGTATTCATGATTTGGGTACCTGCTGGCTTTATAGTGAGTGGTGCATTATTGATCGTCGCGATGGAGGCCTCGGCGTGAGCATCATCCGCAAAGTCGAAAAGCGCGCACTATCAACCGCGATTGATCCGTATCAGATCACCGCGCGCCCAACATTCGGGAACTATTCGGGCGAGTTCGTCAACGAAGACAACGCCTTCACATCATCCGCGTTTCTCGCAACTACAACGATCATCGCGGATTCGATCGCAACGATGCCGCTCGAAGTCTTGCGCTATCGCGGCGACACCATCGAACGCCTCAATACGCCGCCCGTGTTCCAACAGCCGAACGAAGAACAATCCATGTTCGCGTTCATCCACCAAGCCGTACTCACCCTCGCGATCCACGGAACGGATTACATCTATGCGCCGCGACCGATGGGCGCGTATCTGCCCGTCGAAATGCGGAACCTGAATCCACTCGTCGTCAAGCGCAAGCATCAACCCGCGCAAGCCAATCAGCCCGAAGGAATGTACTACCACGTTGGCAAACGGGCGATCCCATCTGCCGACATTAAACAAGTCGATTGGATCAGACTGCCAATGCGAGACAAAGCGATCTCGCCCCTTGACACACTCCGCAACGTCATCGGAACCGATCTCGCCATCAACCGCTTCCTCGCCCAGTTCTACGGCGACAACGGCGTACCCGGCTCGGTGCTGGAAACTGATCAGCAGATCACCGAAGAACAAGCACGAATCGTGCGCGATACTTGGGAAGACATGCACTACAAGCGGCGTCGCCCAGCCGTACTTTCAGGCGGCCTGAAATGGCGATCAGTCAATGCATCGGCACTAGACATGGACACGATGGCGCATCGCGAATCCATCGTGCGCGAGATCGCGCGCGTCTACCGCGTACCGCTTCACCTCATTCTTGGGACTGGTGGCGATAATCAGACATACCAAAACGTGGAATCGGCAGGCATCAACTTCGTGCGCCATACCCTTCTGCCGTGGATGCGTCGACTTGAAGACGCTTTGTCATCCATGTTGCCGCGCCCACAATTCGTGCGCTTCAACGCCGATGAGTTCATGCGCGCCGATCTCACAACGCGAGTACGCGCACAGCAAATCCAAATCCAATCAGGCACACTCTCGCCGAACGAAGCGCGCCACATCGAAGGGCGCGAACCATACGAAGGCGGCGACCAGTTCATCCTCGGTATCGCTGGCGCACAACCAGTCGGAATGGACGCACTTCCCCCAACCCCAATTACCCCAGTTAGCGATGTCGCATGAAAACCACAGTAGTCACAGTCGGCACAACCCCGACAATCATCGTAAATCCCGATGACCAGAACCGCTATGTATACATGCAGATCGTTACATCGGCGACCATTTATGTAGGCGACAGCACAGTGACAACTGCTAACGGCTTGCCGCTAGAGAAGCACACCGCACCCCACGAGTTTTTCGTGCCCATCAAGGAAACAATGTATGCAGTCGTTACATCCCAAGTCGGCACAGCAGACATGCGCGTACTTACTCCAGATGTCGACTAATGCCGTGGCACATCGAATCCGATAACGCCGAATGTAGCGGCTATGCCGTAGTTAAAGATGACGATGGCGAAGTCGTCGGATGCCACACAAACCGATTCGACGCGAAGAAACATCTAGCCGCCCTATACGCCAGCGAAGCCCGATACTCATCAGCACAGCCACGCGACAAAGATGGCAAATGGTCTACTGGCGGCGGAAGCGGCGCGGCATCGGGCGGACCCGACGGCAAAAAGGCTACAAAATACAAGGCTGGCGATAAGGCTGGCTCGAAGATGAAGACTGCACCTAAGAGCGTGCAGAAAGGTGCCGACCCAGATTCGCAATACATCCAATCCAAAAAGACTGGCAACGTCTTCGTCAACCCTTCGTATAACGGCAACCCGTCGGGGACTGGCAAAGTTACGATGCAAGGGAAGAAACTAGGCGGCGACTCAAAAAATCTGTCCGAATTTACTGATGATCCAAAATTCGCCGCAACAGGCAAAAACCCTAATAACTGGGCGAAGATGGAAGGTGGCGCACCAAAGATTAGCCATCAATCCTCATCTGCCGCAGAGCCATCTAAGGGTGTCGGATCATACAAAACGCTTGGCAAAACGCCAGCCGACCATACGTCTGCCGCAACAAAGATGATGGAAGAACAGAAGAAGTTTACTAGCGATGTGGCTCTAGACAAATTCACCGACGTAGATGCAAGCAAACTACCTACAGGAGAACTACAGGCAGTCCGCAGTTATACAGGGAACGGCTATGTGCAGATAAATGACAATCTGCGCGCAGGCGATCCACCATCTCCAAAAGCGAAAAAGATTGATCAAGCGATTGCTAAATCGCGGACAACGCAAGACATCGTTGTCCAGCGCGGTGCGTATCTAAAGGGAGATGTTGTAAGCCAGCTGAAAGTTGGCGACACTTTCCAAGACAAGGGCTTCCTAAGTACATCTACTGCACACGGCTTTGGCGGATCAGTTAGAATGCGAATACTCGTTCCAAAGGGGAATCCAGCATTGTCCGTAAGTCGGATTTCGCATCACAAAGGCGAGAAAGAAGTACTCCTTCCGCGCAATCAGAAACTAAAGATCGTAAACATGAGAGTTAATAATGGGGTAACCGAGTTGGACATGGTGGCAGAGGCGGCATGACATGAGTGATACAGGCGACAAGTTCACATACACCGAAGAAGAATTCTTGCAGGGATGGCAACCACAAGATCAGCAGGAAGATGAATCGGAAGATGAGGAACGGCAACTGCCGCGCACATACCGCCCTGCCGATTCGATGGGTGTCCCTAAAGGTCGCCGATGCCAAAACTGCGTCTATTCAGGTAATGGATGGTGCGATTATTGGGGTGAAAAAGTCGAAGCCAACTATTACTGCCCCGAATGGGATGGTGAAGAATCGGAACCCGAAGACGATGAAGAAGAAGAAGGCGACGAGGAAGAAATCGAGATCGAGATTGAACTGCCTAAGCGCGCCATTAGGGCGGTTGATCTTTCAACTCCAGCGTTCATGTCGTCTGCGGCTAAGCGCGGTCTGCGTCTGCTAGATGAAGGTCATGGCGGCGATGGGCTAGTGCGCGGCACAATCATCGACGCAAGAAAGATGGCTAATGGCGAAGCGTTGTCGGTAGACAAGTGGCGGCGGATTGGTCCGTGGATCGCTCGCCACATGGTTGATCTTGATGCACCGAAGAACCGCGACTCGAATCACCCCGAATACCCGGGGGCTGGGCTTGTCGCACATCTGCTTTGGGGTTCGGGTCCGTCGAAGGAGCAGGCGCGGCGCGCACAGGAATACGCAGAACGTCTAGTCGCACGGCTTGATAATGAAGATCGCGCTGGTCCAGCATCGACTCCAGCCCCACCGAAAGATCAGATCAAGGGTTCTGATACCAATCCAGCTGGATCGGCGAAAGGTCAAGGCACCAAGATCGAGGTGTCGGAAGCGACCGAGAAGGCATTGCAGAACAAAGCCGATACGCACAACGAGCAGATGGCGGAACAAAACAAACCCGAATGGTCGCGTGTCCGTATTAGCGCGTTGCGATCTGTGTACCGCCGTGGCGCAGGAGCGTTCTCAACTAGCCATCGACCCGGCATGACCCGTGGACAATGGGCGATGGGTCGCGTCAACGCGTTCCTCTACCTTGCACGTAATGGCAAGCCTGAGAATGTAAAGTACGTTACAGATAACGATCTTCTCCATCCCGACCACCCAAGGCATTCAGGTAGCAAATGAACGAAACTGATGAACTCGGATACGAACCAGCGGTCGATGAGATCGACGAGGAAATCTCACCGATCGGATGGGTAAATCATTCCGTCGACGAGAAGCGCACAATCGCATACACCAACATCGAACTGCGTAAGACTGCGCGCTCGAACACGATCTACGGGTATGCGGCAGTATTCGACAGCCCTTCGGAACCGATGCCGTGGGTGGAATACGTGCGGCGTGGCGCATTTACAAAAACATTAAAGGATGGCGCAGATGTGCGCCTTTTAATTGACCATGTAGGCGTTCCGCTAGCGCGCACCAAATCGGGCACGTTGCGTCTTGAAGAAGATTCGCGCGGTCTATACATGGAGTCCGAATTGGACCCCCGTAACCCTGATGCGGCGCGGCTTATTTCCGCAATGGATCGCGGCGACATGAGCCAGATGTCCTTCGCCTTTCGTTCGATCAAAGACGACTGGAGCGAGGATCGGTCTGTTCGCGAACTCCGCGAAGTCCAACTCTATGATGTCTCTGTCGTGACATTCCCCGCGTATGAGGAAACCATTGCGGAGGTGCGATCCAAGTCTTATACTCCTGAATTGTCGGGTAGCGACCTGAATCTGCGTAGGGCTCAGGTCGCGCTCGCAAAACTTCGCGCCGATCACTAGCCGCATCTGCACTAGCGCGATCACGGGAACCAAATAAACCCATCCCGAAAAAAGGAGAGCCATGTCATACGCACAGCGTTTGATTGAACAGCGCGCGGCACTCATCGAAAAGAGCGAGGCTCTGATCGAAGCCGCCACCACCGAAAACCGCAACCTGACCGCAGAGGAAGATCAGCAGATCGCCGACGCATTGAAGCAGGCGCGCGACCTCGACGAATCCATCAAGCATCATTCCGAACTGGAAGATCGTGCGGCACAGGCGAAGGAACTTCGCGCAGCTGCAGGCATCGAACAGGCTGTTGGCGGTGCGCGAGTTGTCTCGGAAGCCCGTACCTACACCGAGCGTGGCGAATCGTCGTTCATCCGCGACGCATACAACGCCCAGTTCAACAACGACTACTCGGCGAAGGAACGTCTTGCTCGTCACATGAACGAGGAGAGGATCGAGCGTCGCGATGTCACGTCGACCAACTTCGCTGGACTCGTCGTTCCGCAGTTCTTGACGGAACTTGCCGCACCGTTCGCACGTGCGGGTCGCCCGTTCCTTGATCGTGCGCGCAAGCACAACCTTCCCCCTGATGGCTTGACCATCTCGATCTCGAAGGTCACGACTGGTTCGGCAACCGCTGTCCAGACCGAAGGCGCAACCGTTCAGGAAACCAACATGGATGACACCAAGTTGGATGTCTCGGTAGTCACCGTGGCAGGTCAGCAGAACGTCAGCCGTCAGGCGATCGAACGCGGCACCAACATCGACTCGCTTGTGATGGCAGACCTCGTTTCCGCCTACCACACGAACCTCGATTCGCTGTTCGTGACCACTTCGGCAACGTCGCTGACGAACGTCATCACGCAGGTCATCACCTACACGGATGCGTCGCCCACGGTCGCGGAACTGTATCCGAAGTTGCTGGATGGCGTTCAGCGCATTCAGACCAACTTCTTCGGCGGTCCGAACTTCATCCTGATGCACCCCCGTCGCCTCGCCTTCATCCTCGCGGCTGTTGACACGACGAACCGCCCACTCGCGGTTCCGACCCCCAACGGTCCGATGAACGCGGTCGCTACGGGCAACTCGTCGGTCGTCTACGGCAATTCGGGCTACTCGATCGCGGGACTCCCCGTGATCACCGATGCCAACGTCACCACGACCAACGGCGCAGGAACCAACGAAGACGTCATCATCATCGGCAACACGCAGGAAGCCCACTTGTGGGAAGACGGTGCGGGTGAGCCAATGATGCTTCGCTTCGACCAGCCGAAGTCGCAGGAACTGGACATCACGATGATCGTGTACGGCTACTCAGCCTTCACCGCGAACCGCTACCCCAACGCATTCGCACTCATCGGCGGTACGGGACTCGTCACCCCGACCTTCTAATCGGAACAGCGTGGGTACCCCTGATACCCCTTTCGGGGGTACCCACACCCCGATCCCATGAATGACCGAATCCGCGAACTAATCCAAGAACGCGAACGCTATTTGCATTGCGGCGACATGGAGTTCGTGCAAGAAATCGAAGAAGAACTACGACAACTGGGCTATGCCGTAGTCGAAATCGCCGCGCTTAACCCCGAAACAGAACGCGCCGCGCGCCCACACCCAACTAGGAGACAGATCTAATGGCAATCACAAACGGCTATTGCACATTGGCTGAAGTCAAAGCGGCGGCACGGATCACCGACAATGCTGACGACACACTCCTAGAGAACTCGATCGAAGGCGCATCGCGCCGCATCGAAGGCTTTACTGGCAGATTCTTCTACCAAAAATCGCCATCGGCGGTGAAGTATTACCCCGTCGACATCTACAACGTCGCAACAACCGACATCGCCACCACAACTCTCACCGTCAAAACAGATGATGATGGCGACGGAACATTCGAGGACACATGGGTTCTCAACACCGACTACCAACTCGAACCGTTGGATGCGGTAGTCCAGCAACGCCCATACCGTCGCATCGTCGCAATCGGCGGCAAAACCTTCCCACTCATTACAACGCCTTCTATCCCGACTGTTGAGATCACAGCCGCATGGGGCTGGTCATACGTTCCTGACGACATCCGCGAGGCCTGCGTCATCATGAGCCTGCGAATGTTCTCCCGATACCAAAGCCCACTTGGCGTGGCAGGCTTCTCCGAGTTCGGTGCGATCAACGTGCGCGCCATCGACCCCGATGTGCGCGACCTCCTGATGCCCTACAAACTCCTTGGGCTTGTCTAATGCCGGCTACCCTCTCCCAGATCAATGCAGGGCTAAAAACGGCTCTCAGCACGATCTCAGGGCTTCGCGTATTCGATTACCAGCCCGACAACGTAATGCCGCCAGTCGCATACACCGAGATCGTCGGGATCAACTACCACAACGCCATGAGTACTGCTTATGACGTTGATGCTGGAGTCATCGTCATCGTCGGCTCAGTATCCGACCGAACAGGTCAGGATTTGCTGGATGGCTACGCATCCCATTCGGGCGCGACATCGATCCGCGCCGCACTCGAATCCAACAAGACTCTTGGCGGCATCGTCGACACCCTCGTTGTAAAGAACGGCTTGTCGATCTCTCAGATGAAAATGGGCGATGTTAGGTATTACACAGTCGAATGCAAACTGACGATCTACGGGACATAGAAATCCCGCGTCGAAACCATGCAAGCGTTATAGTTCTAGTGAACGGAGATTCCCATGAACCAATACAAAATCGAAAGCGACAGAATCGACGGGATGGCGCAGGGCTCGATCGTTTCCGCATCTGATTTCGCTGAAGGAACCAACCTTGACGCGCTGATCGAAGGCGGTTTCATTACCGTCGCCTCGAAGCGCGCAGCTGAAAAGACCCCCATCATTTCTGAGGAGAAGTAGCAATGGCAAAACTGGTTCTTACCGATGTCTCCGTTGTCATCAACTCGGTGGCGCTGAGCGATCACGTCGCGTCAGTCACCTTGTCGACCGAGGTCGCCGAAATTGGCACGACCGCATTCGGTGATACAGCACAGACGCGCGTTGGTGGATTGAGAGACAACAGCGTGCAGATTGATTTCCATCAAGATTTCGCGGCATCTAATGTTGAAGCGACGATCTACCCTCTCATCGGATCGACGACAACGGTCGTGGTTAAGCCCACCTCTGGTGCGGTTAGCGCAACAAACCCGTCATACACCTTTAGCGCGCTGATCACATCATGGACCCCAGTCGCAGGCGCAGTCGGCGAACTCGCAACCGCATCCGTAACGTGGCCTATCTCGGGCACGATCACCAAAGCCACTTCCTGATAGGAGTATGACATGGCACGAATTGTCCTGACAGATGTTGTAGTCACGATTAACACGACTAACAACTTTTCCGATCATGTCGCCGCAGTCACCATCACGACTGATGTTGCTGAAGTTGCTACCACCGCATTCTCGAATACGGCAGAAACCCGAATCGGCGGCCTCAAAGACAACAGCGTGCAGATCGACTTCCACCAAGATTTTGCATCAACAAGCATCGAAGATGTGATCTATCCCCTCATCGGGACAAGTGTTCCGATTGCAATCAAGCCGACAAGCGGCGCAATCGCGACCACCAACCCCGAATACCAGTTTAACGCCTTGATTACTTCGTGGACTCCGATCGCAGGCGCAGTCGGCGAACTGGCAACCGTGTCGGTTACTTGGCCTATCACGGGGGCTATCACAAAGGATGTTACTCCGTAACATTCTGATGTAGAGTAGGGCTTATGAAAATCCCTATGAAAGTCACCCTCGCAACAGGCGAAGAAATCCAAACCACGGCGATCTACCCTGACTTCATCCGCTTCGAGAAAGAGTTTAAGCGACCAGCGACAAAGATGGGTTCCGATGTGTACCTGACAGACATCGCATGGCTGGCATGGTCAAGCCTTTCGCGCAAAGGGATCACCGCAATCGAGTTCGATCCGTGGACTGAGCAACTCGAATCCATCGAGTTGACGGGCGAAACGGGGTATGTCCCTTTGGAGAGCAATCAACCCATTGGCTGATCGCCTATCTCGCCTGCGAAACAGGCATCGCGCCATCAGTCTTGCTCGCCGAGGATGACCGCATGATCTACACGATGCAGGCGTATCTTAGGTGGAAAGCAATTCACATGAACCGAAAGGGCTGACATGGAAGTTTCGATCTACGGGTTGCGCGACACCCAGCGCGCACTGCGTTCCGTAGATAAAGAAATGTCCAAAGCGTTCGATCAGCGCATCGCGGAAATCTTCGAACCACTCGTCGCCAAATCACGTTCGCTAATTCCAGATGTTGCGATCTCTGGCTGGAAAGCCAACGGCAACGGTGAATGGAATGGGCGACTCGGCTGGAATCCCGACAAGATTCGCAAGGGAATCGAGATTAAGAGAAGGTCATCCCGTGCCGGGTATGGGCGCGCAGTAGCCACAGGGTACGCCTTGCTCAACAAGACGGGGGCTGGCGCGGTCTATGAGTTGGCTGGCATCAAGGGCGCGCAGGGCGATGGCACCGAGAGGAGCCGCAGGTTCATCGCAGGGCTGACGCGGCATTCTCCACCGCCGCGAGGCATCAAGAAGGCGTATGCGGACATGGGTGGCGATCCTGAAGCCCGACGCAAGGTCATTGATGCGGTAACCGATTTCCAGCAACGGCTACAGACTAAGTTGGATGCGGCTGGAGATAGGTTGCTCTAATGGCAGTTCAGATCAATGTCGTCGGTACGTATGACGGAAAGCAGATCGAGCGTGCCCAAAAACAACTAGCGAAACTGGGCGAACAGACGAAGCAGCTGGATAACGGCTTTAAAGTCTTTGGCAAGCAGGTCGATTCACTATCTAACGGTTTTAAGTCGATGGCACAGAAAGCCACGATCGCATTTGCCGCGATGTCTTTCGGCTTCATGAAGGCGACTGGAGCCGCCTCTGATCTTGCCGAGGAAACCTCGAAGGCGCGAGTGATCTTTGGTAGCGCGGCTGAGGATGTGTTGAAGTTTGCTGAGACTGCCGCACAGTCGTTCGGTTTGTCTGAAAAGTCGGCAATCTCGGCGGCATCAACATTCGCAATCTTCGGTAAGTCTGCTGGTTTGGCTGGCGGCGATCTCACCAACTTCTCGCTCAACCTAGTAAGGCTGTCGGCTGATTTTGCTTCGTTCTTTAACACCACACCAGAGGATGCGATTCAGGCGATCGGTGCGGCATTGCGCGGCGAGTCAGAACCGATCCGTAGGTATGGCATCCTGCTCAACGACGCGACGCTGAAACAGCGCGCAATGACAATGGGGTTGTATGACGGAAGCGGCGCGCTTGACATGCAGGCAAAGGTTTTGGCGGCGCAGGCGGAAATCCTCGCCCAATCATCCGACGCGCAAGGGGACTTCGAGCGCACGGCGACAGGGCTTGCCAACTCTCAGCGCATCCTAAAGGCTGAAACCGATAACGCTGTCGCATCAATCGGCGAGGCACTTCTACCAATACTTATGGAAGTCATGCCTCTCGTTACCGATCTTGCTCAGTTCATCGGCAGGAACTCGGAAGTATTTGCCGCGCTTGCAGTCAACATCGGTGTCGCTACAGCCGCCCT